AAGCGCAGTATTCGGTGACTTGTTAGACTTATTAACAGCTAAGATTGGTTACTTACAAAGTGCACAACAAGTATTCTGGGGATTCTCAGCTATCTTATTGAACACTATGGTAGGACAAATACCTATTGTACCTAGTATGTACATGACTAACACTGCTAACGCAAAACAATTGTTCTTCTTAGACATGAGTGTTATCGAAATGAGAGTTTTACAAGACTTGACTTACGAAAAACTTGCTAAGACTAACGACAGCGAAAAGTTTATGTTGAAAATCTATGAAGCTTTAATTAACAGAGCTCCAAGTTTCAGTTCATTCATCGATAACATCGCTTAGAGGTGTTAGAGAATGGCAGCAACAACAACAAAACTTGTAGCAGTACCTTTATATCCTGTTGGTGGAAACACTAACGGTGGATATATTTTAGGATATGTAGATAGTGGAGCTAAAGCAGCACAAAACGATATTTGGGAAATAACAAATGCTTCCTCAGTATTGTTAGCTTGGCCTACTTTAGACGCAACGGGAGCAGCTGAGACTCACACAATAGCTACCAATAAAATCACCTTAACAGGTGCTACTGGTACAGCTTGTAGTGGCTTAGTATTGTTCAAACCATAAAAATAAAATAAGGAGATAAAACAAAATGGCAGCATACGGAGGAACAACAAGTTCTATTGAAGGAAGCCCAGCATTAGGAGTTAAAAGAGTATTCTTTTACACTCAAGACGACGCTGACGCAACCAACACTATAGCAATAACATTAGCTAACTACGGTATTCACCCAAGTGGATTACTAGCAGTTAATAGTTGGGTACACACTACAAACAGCAGTGTTATAACAACTGAAGCTAATACTACAGCTGTTAGTTCAGGAGTATTAACAGTTACTATCGCAGCAGGAACAGATAATGATGCAAGAGTAATTGAAGTAATAGGTCTAGCGACTCAACCTGACTTAACAAGCGCATAAGGACTAATAATCCTTAACTTTTTTATTTTTTTTATTATATAATCCAATGGAGGAAAAAAAAGAAAATGGTAATGAGAGCAACAATGGTAAAGAAAAAACCTAAACTACCTAAAGGAGTTAAGAAAGTAGTTGTAGAAGACGAACCTGATACTCAAGTGGTTAAACTTACTAAAGAAGAACCTAAACAAAAAAAGGAATTAAAACCAGTAAGGTATAAAGACGAACAAGGTAAATACGCCTGGAAGTACGAATAATGAAGAACGTAATATTATCAGGAACTACAGCAGCTGATGGTTCACTAACAGTGACATCAAGCGACGGTGGAGCAACCGGATTTATAGAAAAAATCGTTTATGATTATCAAGACGCAGATACAGGAGCTGACTTAACAATAACAGGAGTTGAAGCAGGAGTAAGCATACCTTTATTAACAGTTACTAACGCAGGAACTGCTGATGTAACATGGTTTCCTAGAACATTAGCTAATAAAGTAGCTGACGCAAGCGCTTTTACTGATGTAGCAGAAAAAATCTTTGTGGCAGAAGCAGAATTTAAAGTAGTAGTTGCGCAAGGTGGTAATGCTAAAGACATAAAATTAGTAGTGTATTTGAGTGACGAATAATGGGATATTGCACTAGCGCTGATGTTTACAGAATAGCAGGAATAGGAACAGACCAAGTTAGTGAAGCTAACGTAAATAGTTTCATTGCTGCAGCAACAGCAGAAGTAGACAGGTACACAGGAACTATATGGTTATTCGACGCAGAAAGTGACATGACAGGTAATCCAACAAGTGCAACAAATACGTCACTAACAGATAGCGGTCAATCTTGGACTGTAGACGAGTTCAATAATGATTACGCAGTATATATTAGTAGTGGAACAGGAAGCGGACAAATAAGACAAATAACAGATAATGACGAAACAAGCATAACAGTAAGTACGTGGACCGTTAATCCTGATACTGACAGTGTTTACGAAATATTTTATTCACCATTAGTAAGTGATACAGTAGACGGTAGCGGAAATGATACAATGTTCGTTAAGAAACATCCATTATTTAGTTTATCAAGTTTAACAATTGCAGAAACAAGTATAACAACAAGTAATGTATACCAATATGATACTCAAGGAAAACTCGTATTAAGTAAAGACGCAGAAATGCAATACTTTAGTAATAGTTATCCGCAACAAGTAACAATGAGTTATTATTACGGAGTAAGACCTGACAGTAGGTATAAAAGTTTAATTAAGGATTTCACAGCAAGTATTACAGCAATGATGGCTTTAGTTCACCAAATAGGTGGAACATTTGATGACGTAACAAGTTATTCATTCCCAGAATTTAATGCTAGTAAAGGAGAACCATACACTAACATTAGAGAAGCATGGTTAAAGACTGAAACGAGAATGAGAACTTTAAGACCATTAATACCGAGGTACGTACAAATTGGTTAATGCAGGAATTAAGTCTCCAGACGATTTTAATAATATTCCTTTCGAGGACTGGAAACAAACAGTTAGTAGAACGGCAGTTACTAAAACTACTGATATTTATGGTGATGAAACGTTAACTAATGGTTCTTCGGCTAATATTGAAGCAATATTTTTTGAAGTACCACGTAATAATGATTTATGGAATCGTTTTGGTCTAGTAGGTGGAGCGGACGGAATTATTTATGTTAAGACCACTCAAACGCTTAATAAGGATGATACCATAACCGTTAATAGTAAAACTTATCGTTGTGATAAAGTAACTACTAGAAGGCCTGGAGGAGTTGCTATGTATAAAGTAGCACCTGTATTTTTAGTGAATGAATAATTACATTTATAAAGATATAAAACTAAAATGAAAGTAGAAGCGAACCAACTAAACAAAGACTTAAGACAACAACTTTGGTTAGTAGGTAATGACCTGACTAACTTAATGGTTAGGCGTGCTCCAGTCGATACTGGAGGACTAAAAAACAGTATAAGATTCGAAGTTAAAGAAAACGGAGACATAGAATTTTATATGATGGATTACGCTCCACATGTAGAATACGGAACTAAACCACACAAGATAAGAGTAAAAAACAAGAAAGTGTTAAGTGACGGGAAAAGAATCTTCGGAACAGAAGTAAATCATCCAGGAACAACAGCACAACCATTCATAAGACCAAGCTTACACCAACTAAGCAAAATCTTAAAAGACCGCCTTGATGGTGCGGAGATAACCGTCAAAGTTAACAAGTAACTGAAACTTGTAAGGAGAAGATATGACAGCATACAACCTGAACGAAATAGAATTTGCGATAATAAACGATTTACGACATAATATTACAGACCCATTAAGTAGAGGGAGTAGCGGATTAAGCACTCAAAATGGAGACGATGCAGAAACAGATTTTACAATACCAGCATCAAAAAGTCTTTCAATAACAGTTGACGGAACACTACAAAAATACGGCGTTGATTATACTATTAATTCTGCGGGAACAACAATAAGTTTTGTTACAGCACCACCTACAGGAACTAATAATGTCGTAATAAGTTATAAGTACGGAACTACATGGATATATCCAGATTTTAATAAACAAAACATACAAATAAGTGACTTCCCAAGAATAAGCTGCAACGTAATAAGCAGTAGTACTCAACCTAACGCAATAGGAGGAGCAAACTTTAGAACATCACTATTATTAAGTATAACAATAGCTAGTAAAACAAGACAAGAAATAAATTCATTAATGAACAGTATAAGAGAAAGATTACTAGCACAAGCAAAAAATTACGGTCTATTTGTAATCATAGAACCAAGTGCAGAAAGCGCAATACAAAACAGTAATTTGCACGACAAAATATTACAAAGAACAATCGATTTCATAATACCATACAAGTTCGAGGTAGTATCATGAAATCAATGGAGGAACAAATAAAATGAGCAATCCAAGCACATTAGGATATTTATTAATAGGAAAAGAAACCACGTGGGGAACACCAGTAACAGCAGACAAAGACTGTGGATTACTCATAACAAGTGTTACTCCTGGGTTCGAAAGAGAAATAGTTAGTACACAAGGATTAAGCAGTATTGAAGTACAAAAAATTACTAGCGGAACCGTTGGTAGTAAACTATCATTGACAGGAAGTTTGCAACACGCAAGATTGTTTGATTACATTCTTGGAGAAGCAAGTCACGCATTAACTGGAAGTGATACTAAACACACTTTCACTATTGATAACGCACCAGTTAGTATGACTGGAGAGACTGGAATAAACGCAAGTACAGATATTGTTTCTAAACTTGATGGTTTATTATGTGAGAGTGCAGAAGTAAACGTAGGATTAAATAAGGACTTAACTATATCAAGTAATTGGTTAGGAGCAGGTTTAACAAATAGCGCAAGCGCTAGCAGTAGTGTAATAAGTACTTTACCAGTATTCCCTCAAGCACTATGTAACGTAGAAGTTAATGGAGTAGCAGCAACAGAAGTTCAAAGCGCAACAATAAGTATTAATAAAGTAATTAATAGAGTAGCAGGAACAGGAAGCGTAGACTACCAACAAGGACACGCAACAAGCATAAAATTCTCATTCAGTGCAACACTGGGATTCAGTGACAAAACTTACCATGATTTATTAATGGGAGGAACAACACCAGACGGTACGCCAACAGCATTCGATTTCGAAATTTTATGCGATAACGGAGTAACACTAGGAAGTGGAAGAAGAGAGTTCGTACTAGGATTACAAAATTGTATGGGTAGTTGGGACCAAGCAATGGAAGTAGAAGGAATAATATTCGTGGAAATAAGCGGAGAAGGAACATTCAAAGAATGCTATAGCGTAGATAACATCGCAGCAGCATCGTGGGGTTAAAAATGGTTAAAGAAGTAACAGTACAAAAAGACGGTAAGGAAACAATAATAAAATGTTTACCACCAAAAGGTAGAGATACAAAGAAAGGTCTTAAAATGTTAATGAAGGCACAGAGTTCAGAAGAAGCTGAAGCTGGTGAAAGAATGAACGAGTACTTAGACTTCTTGGACGAAATGGCCTCACGATACACAGGACTAAGTATCGAAGAACTAGATGACTTAACAAGTGAAGACAAGGACAAAATATTATTAGTTTATCAAGACGGAGTAGCGAGTAAGATAGATTTTTTGAGGTCCTCGTTGAAGCGAGTAAGTTAATCGCAGAAAACAAAACTGGAATAGTTGAACTATTAATTCAACGAGGAAAACCGTGGGAGAAACATTCCGCAGACCTTATTGAAGCGTTTGACTATTATGGTTTTGCGCAACAATTCGGATGGACTGATAAACAAGTAGATGAACTAAAAAATGAAAGACCAGAAAAGTATAACATGTATAAAGCAATACTTCAAGGAACTGGTAAGGCAGAAAAAAAATAATGGTGAATAATAATGGCAACTGATGTATTAACAGCAAAAATAAAGTTTGACATGGGACAATTGTCAGGTGAAGCAGGAGGAGATAGTGGACCTGCAACAGCTGGTGGAGGAACTACTGGTGGTAATACTGGTAAGAAGTCTTTAGGAAAACTTGGTGGAATACTTGCGGGTATTACTGGTATTGCGGGTATATTATTAGCTATGAAACCTATTGCTGATTTATTAAAACTAATTATTAATTTTGCTGTATTCGGTATTATAGTAATACTTAAAGGAGTATGGGAAGTTCTTAAAGGTGCTTGGCAAGGCATACTAAATCTTTGGGAGATACTTAAAGGGTTATGGGATTCATTAGTAGAATGGTTCAATAACTTAATAAATACGATTAAAGAATGGTGGGATAAAGCAATTACTTGGATTAAAGAATTACCAGGAAAAATATGGGAAGCAATAAAACAAGGATGGGACTGGGTAGTTAACGCATTAAATATAGCAATAGAATGGTTAGCAGGACTAGCAGAAAGTATATGGAATTATATTAAGCAAGGATGGAATTGGGTAATAGAAAAATTACAAGAAGGCTGGGACAAAATAATTGAACTAAAAGATACTTTTGTTGGATGGTTAGGAAAAGCAGTAGATTGGATTAAAGCACTACCGGAAGATATTTGGAGCTTAATGAGGCAAGGTTTTGATTGGGTTAAGGATAAACTACAAAGTGTTTGGGATAGTATAAAAGGATTAGCGTCATCAATAGGAAGAGCAATAAAGAACGCTTTACCTGACTGGTTAGGCGGAGAAGACGTTAATGATGCGATAGTAACCAGTGATGGAAGAGTGCTAAAAACAAATCCTAACGATACAATAATAGCAACACAAAATCCTGGAGGACTTGGCGGTGGAGGAAAAATATTCAATTTCTATGGAGTAACACCACAAGAAATGATGGACGTAATAAAAAAAGAATTAGCTGACGGAGTTAATATGACAAGCAGGTTTTAGAAATGGTAGATGTAATAATAACAAATGATAAAGACGATTTACAATTCAATTTTAAGGTAGCAAATAGTTTTAAGAACAAAAAATATCAACCAAGTATTGACGTACCTTTTATTGGAGCAAGTGCTGCTAATAGATTAATATTTAAGTTTACCGGACAAGCTCAAGATTACAGTTTTCCATTCGTATTATACGATGATGGAGTAGCAGTAGATAATAGTACTCATACAAGTCCAGTAATTACTTTAAGCGACCAAATAACTTATTTAATGGAAACCTTTTTTGTTTCGGACTTTGACGCAGAATACACAATAACCGTTAGTAGTGAAGGAATAAGCGCTACAGGAACAATAGAAAGCATAGAATTAGACACACCTACTGGTGGAAATATAAGAACAGGAACCTTAACGTTTAAGAGGGGAAGTTTGGTGGGACCAATATGAGTGAATACTTGAGAGTATTTATCGGAGCAACAGAATTAACTTACTCCACCATTGAAATAAATGAGTCTGACGATTACATTATTGACAGCGCAAAAATAGCTGTTAAAGGAGTTACTGACGTTATTCCTGGAGCAGTAGTAGACATTACTAAAGCTGACGGAACAACAAGTGTTTTTGCTGGAAGAGTTAATAGCATAGACAAAAGCACTACTTGGACAATAAATATTTTAGGTAATGGTTACGAACTAAATAATTTATTAATTCAAACGGTTTGGGAAAACATGAGTCCTGAAGAAATTATTGAGGACGTAGTAGATACTTATACTGTTAATCTTACTTATTCAGGAACGAGTAGTTCAGGAGTTACAATAACAAAATATATCGGTAACGCTTACGCAATAGATATTATTAAAGACATGCTTGACGTTTTAGATTGGAGCATGACTATAGATTCTAACGATAATGTAGACGTATTCCCTAAAGAAACAATTAATAACGGAGCAGTATTCACTAATGGTGATAATGTTAATCTTAGTAATTGGAAAGAAGACAATAATAATTTAATTAATAGAGTAGCTATTATTGGTGGTTTCGAAAGTTTTAACTTAACAGAAACAGTTGCTGGAACAGGAACAACTTTTTCTTTATCAAAAAAACCACAAGGTAGTATGAGAGCTACTGTTAGCGGAACTGTTATAGACCCTAGTTTGTATACTGTTAATGCAGACGATAAAGAAATAGTTTTTACTAGTTCAAGAACTAATCCTGTATTTACTTATTCTTATAGTCGTCCAGTAATTGCTGAAGACCAAGACGATGACAGTATTAATACTTACGGAGAAATATATAAAAGAATACCTGCTCCTTGGTTAACAACAACTAGTGAAGCTAGAAAGTACGCGGCAGGAGTTATTGAAGCGAGTAGTGAACCACTCAAAAGTGTTAAAGCAATTAGGGGCGGAATAAATTATGATGTAGCACTAGGAGAAACCGTTAGAGTAATAGATAATGTTAGGGGACAGAATTTATTAATGGTAGTTCAATCAATAACTAAAACTGGTCAAGGAAGCACGATTTATACTTTAGGCAGTGAAACAATGTTTTTTAATGAGTGGCAAAGAGAAGTTCAAGAACGTATTAAAAAGATTGAGCGACGTTTTAGTAATCAGGAAGATATTGTTTTTAGTAAAAGACTTAAACATAATATGAAAGTTAATCTTACTCCTGTTACTACGTGGGAACAAGCGAGTCCACAAGATACTTTTTGGTTAAACCATGCTACATTAGGACAACTAGGAACAGTAGTTAATGGACATATAGAAAATTTTGAAGCCGATTGTAGTAATAATAGTAATTACGGAACATGGTATGGTACAGGAATAGATGGTAGTCAGTTCTTGTCTAGTGGTAAAAGACTTAGTTGTGGTTCTTTTAATGGAATAAGTAGATATGTTGTTGCTCAATCAAATCTTGGAGATTTAAGTGGCGCAGGTAGTATTTGTGCTTGGGTAAATACTAATTCTACAACTCAGAGAATAATAGCTGCTAACATATTTGGAGCAAATAGTAAATTAATATTAGGAATTAATTCTGCAACATTTATAGGCACAAGATATGATGGTAGTACAAATGCAGTGAGCAGTAGTGCACTTACTACTAATACTTGGTATCATGTTGCTTTTACAAGCGACGGAGTAACTGAAAACATATATATTAACGGAGTATTAGATAACGCAGGAACTAGTACTTTATCAATAACGGCAACAAGTAATTTATTTACTGTAGGAAGAAACGAAAACGGAAGTAATTATTTTAATGGAGAACTAGACGAAGTAATGGTTTTTGATAAAGCAATAAGCCAATCAACAATACAAGATATAATAGCAAATAATTTTTATACTAATCATTCAGATTATGGAAATTGTTTATGCTGGTATAGTTTTGATAATCCCAGACTTGGAATAAGAATGGGAACGAGGACAACAATATGACATTATTACAAGGATTATTCGACCAAATAATCAGTGACACAAAAACGGACATGGAAACCTATATGCTTTACGGTAATATAGGAACAGACAATACAACAGCAACCAGTAGTGATACTGCATTAGGAACAGAAGTATTCAGGACTCCTATACAAGAATTTGATAGTAGTGCACCAGCAGCAGTGACTATAAGTGTAGAAATAGGAGCAGGAGACGCTAACGGAAATACAATACAAGAAGCAGGAATAAATGATACAGCAGTAAGTGGCGGAACGCAATATACAAGAAACGTAGTTAATCCAATAGGAAAAACAAGCGATATAGTATTATATTTAGATACAACAATAAGTATTGAGGTGGTAGAAGTATGAGTAGCGAAACAATATTTAACGAAATAATTACCTTAATAAATGAAATACACAATATAAGACCTAACATGAAATTCGGAAGAATACTACAATTAAGTATAGACTATCATAAAAGAAAAAAGAATTTAGACTTAACACAAGTAAGCAGTAAAGAATTAATGACAGGACTAAAATTGTTTAAAGACAAATTGGAGAGTGAACAATAATGGCATTTACAGTAACAAAAACGTGGACGGCAGAAGGTTTAGATTATGCTGACCTTAATCAAAACTTTACTGACGTAGAAACAGAAATAGATAGTATAGAAGCAATACAAGCAGCACAAGGATACCTAAAATATCAAGACTTAACATCTGGTAGTGTCGGAAACGTTAGTAGTGGAACTTATAAAACAGTAAGTATAACTCCAGCAATGTGGGACCAAAGAAGTTTACGAGTTAAATTAGCTATGGATTACGTTACTAGCGGAGGAGGAACTAGGTCTTCGCAAATGGTGTTCGGAGGAACAAGTATAACATTGGCTAGTGGTGGGAGCTCAACTATTGCTGATAGGTATTATGAAGTAGAATTTTTTAAGACACAAGCAAGTGATGGTTCACAAACCATAGCTTACAGATTATGGAACAGTTCAGGGACCGGTTTTACTAGCGCAGGAGAAATATCAAGTTTTGACACTAGCGCCAGTAATAATTTAACAATAACTTACACAAGCAGCTTTACTGGAGGAAGCGCTAGTAGCAGCGTATTATGGATTGAGGTAGTATCGAGAGAATGAATTGGCAATACTTAAAACTTTTATGGGATGACACACTAATACAAAACTTGTATAATGACATAAGTGTATTAGAAGAACAAAAAGATTTATGTATTACTGATTTGAAAGAAGCAAAAAAAATTATAGATGACTTAATAAAAGAAAATGATATATTAAGAGCACTAAGTAATCAGGAAGAAACAATAATTGATATTGATGACGAAAGAATAAGTACAGGAACAAAAGAAATAGATAAGAAAAGCCCACACAGTAGTTTTAGCAGAAGAAAACTATTACAAATCAGTAAGAACATGTTAGCAGCAGATAAAAGATTATACGTCATACAACTCGCTGGTGACACTAATAGTATGGAACCAGATATTGACGACCACACAATACTAATATTTGAGCGTTACGATGACGTAGCAAAGACCGTACCATTAAGCGAACAAGACATAGTTCAATACAAACACCCACAATACAGTGGTTATTTCGTTCACAGAATCAGAGAAATAAAAAATGGCAAGTACCATATTAAAGGTGATAACAACCGATATTATGACGGCTGGTTTGATGATACAGTGATTAAAGGACGATACGTTGGAAAACTTATCGGAAAAGAAATGGATGGTGAAACCAATGACTAAAGAAACTACAGTGAATTATACAATGAAGGAAATACTTTACGAAATAAAAAATGATATTAATGAAGTAAAAAATGCTTTAGACTTACATATACACGACGAAACTAATGATATTAAAGAATTAACTAAACACGTAATGGAAACAAACGGAAAAGTTAAGAACATTAAATGGATAGCAACAACTGCGTTAACAATGACAATGGCATTCGCTGGTTATTTAATAACGCATTTATTAAGACAAAACTAGATAATAATTAAATTTATAAATGATAAAGAAATAATAAAATAATATTCAAATGCTTCCCTATTAGGAAGTGGAGGAAAATAAAATGGAAAAGAAAGTATTGAAAGCAGGACTCGCTATTGGTAGCGCAGCAGCACTAGGATTATCATTCTTAGCTGGAGCAGTATCAGTTGACCCTGTAGAGACAGTAATAGAAAAAAACATAACTGTATTCGAACAAGTTGAAGTACCTGTAGAAGTACCTATTGAAGTTATCAAAGAAATTAAAGTTGATAACAAGAACTTAGACTTAGTATTAGAACACATTTATGACAATGATGGAAATGTTGAATACTTGTTAGATGATTTAGACGATGACGAACTTGAATTTGTTGTTGACAGAATTGTTTTTGTTAATGATGTTAAAGCGCAAGCTTTAGAAATCGTTAAGAAAGAAGGTATTGACGAATTAGATAAAGAAGTAGTTGGAGAAGTCGAGATTGACGAAGACGACGTTGAAAGATTCAAATTATATGATGATGACGAAGACGTTTTAATTGATGATATTGATTTTGAAGATGGAGATGCAGAAGTATTAGTAAGAGTAAGATTCGAATTAGATGATGACGAAACTAAATATGGAGCATTATACAAGGTTTCTTTTGAGGAAGGCAAGTTTGACGAGCTAGACTTAGAAGAAGTATACGTAAGAGAGTAAACACTCTCATTTTTTCTTTTTTTTTTATATTCTATATAATAATTAATTTTATAAAGACTTAAAACAATAAAATTCTTATGAATAAAGCATTTTACCAAAGTCTAACCTTTTGGGGTGTTGTCGCATGGGCAATCGTAGGCGTTTTAGAACAAGCAGCAGTATTGAATCCAGAAGTATCAATATATGCTCAATCTATCGCTGCAATATTGACCGTCTTAGGAATAAGAAGAGCTATACCATCACCATAAAAATAATTAAGTGGTTAATAATGGTCTTGTTATTAGTTATAACTATAAAATGCTCTATTGGAGGATGACCATGGCTAAGAAACAACCTACACTTATTGAATTAATGGAAGAAGAACTTGATAAAAGAACCGCTAGAGAAGTAAATTTTGTTCACGCAAAACTACCCGGAGACAGACCGATAATATTACCTTTGAGCGATGTTCACTGGGGAAGTCCAGAATGTAACGTTCCTTTATTCATGGACAACATGGAATGGGCTTTTGATAATAAACATGTTTATTTAATATTAAATGGTGACTTATTAGAAGCAAGCACAAGAACAAGTGTAGGTTCTGGCGTTTACGAACAGAAAGAAACTGCTGGTAAACAATTAGAAGAAATGTTAGCCATACTTCAACCTTTCGCTGAAGAAAAAAGAATATTAGGAATTACTAATGGAAATCACGAAGATAGAATTTATAATATGTCTGGTGTTGATATTACTAGAATAATGGCTGATAGATTAGACGTTCCTTATTTTAAGAACGGAGGATTCTTTAAGATTAATGTTGGTAAACAAAATTATCACATGTACGTAACTCACGGTAGTAGTGGAGCTTTATTACCTTATACTAAGATTAAGAAGACTTTAGACTTTGCTCGTTTTATTAATGTTGACATTTATGCTAATGGTCACGTTCACGATGCACAAGTTCATACTCAAGAATACATGAGTATTAATAATCGTAGTAACAGCGTAGATAAACAAATGAGATATTTTATACTTACAGGACATTACTTGAATTATGAAGGTTACGCACAAGCAAAAGGAATGGTACCGGCTAAGCAAGGAACACCTAAGATTAAGTTACACGGTGATAAAAGAATGATAAGAGTGAGTATATGAAAATACCTTTGTTCGGAACTACGTGGGATATAAAGTACGTCACTAACAAAAAAATGCAGGAGTTGTACGGTGAAGACGGTACTGAGAACGATTATGACGGTATGTGTGATAAGGATAATCAAATACTATATATTAATCGTAACTTACACCCTCACAGAAAAAACTTAGCTATTGTACACGAATCAATGCACGCATTGTGTGACCACGTAGGCATTCCTGTTGGTGATGAAGAAGAAGAGAAAATTATTAGACACTTCGAACACGGAGTATTAGAACTAATAGTTGCTCTACATAAGGTGTTGAAGTTTGAAGAATAATCGTTTCGGTAGTGAAGAACGCCACCAAAAAATTCAGGACAGTCTAGAAAAACGTTTGCGTGGTTATGGGTATAAGACTTATACTAATATTAATTATTATGATACTAATAAAGAAAGAGTACTTGGTGAAGTTGACATACTAGCCTTTAAGGTAGACCGCGAAGGTTATTTACGAGATATTAGGATTTATGAAGTTAAAAGTGGTAGTGACGGTTTTAGTCACGCACAAGAACAACTTAAGAGAGCAAGAAAGTATTTTCGACCAACTAAAAATCATATTGAGCCTAAACTGGTTTATGTTACTGATGACAGACACGGAGCTTTAAAGGCTAGGAGGGTAAGATGAGTGATGAAGGAATGAATATATTAATGGACGGTGATGAAGTGCAACCAGTTAGTTTAGACGAATTTGTTGATGCAGTGGATAAGAGTAATAAGTTTCATGCGATGAAATTAAAGTGGGGTATGGCTTTGAAGGAACAATTTATGGATTACTTGCATAACCCTACTGTTGAGGTCGAATGTTATTATGATAGGGATTTGGATACTTATTTTTATGCTGTTAAACCTTATGAAGGTAGTGACTTACAGGATATGATTAATGAACGCTTAGGTATAAAGCCCATAGATTGATTCTAACACATTATTTTGTTTAGGTATATGAGCTATAATGTAAAAGAAAAAGAGCCCTTAACGGGCTTATATGGTATATTTAATCGAGTTCTATCTGTTCTGTACATAGCTTTCTATACTTGGTCTGTAATTCTCTAACTTTTTCATTCTAAATTACCTCCACGTGTTGTGGGTTTCCTATCGCTGTATGATGCCTCAATTCTTCCCTAATACTCATTACTTCTTTAGAAATTAATTCTAAAGCTTCAAGAAAAAACAAAGTATCCGATTTCTCGGACTTTTGCTCTTCTTTAACAAGGTGTATTTGAGTATCAATATCATATAATTCCATATACGACTTTATTCCTTTCATTACCAATTCTTTATCTTCTTTACCAAGGTCTTTACAATTAACTTTAAATTCCATTTTAAAAACTCCTAAGTTCTTCAAGTAATTTTTTACGAATAACTTTGTACTTTTGAACTTGTTCAACAGCTTGCCGATAACTAATAATAGCAGCTCGATGTTCAGCTTTAACTAATTTCTTTGTTCTTGGTCTAACTTTATCTAATTCTTCTTCAACTTTTGTTTCCACAAAGTCAGTCGTATTTTTAGTTCCTAATAATTCTTGTTTTCTTCGTTCTATACTCTCAGTTAATGCTTGCAATTGTTCTTCTAACTGCATTCTTTTTGTTTCGTCTTGTTCTTGGTCTATCATTACTAATAGTTTTGTTCTTTCTTTTGCTAGTATGTTCATTGTTTTGTCTTGTATCATTCTTGCACCTCATTATCTTGTTCTTCGTTTATGCACTCGTATCCTTTGTCAGTTTCGCAATCAAAATGTTCTGCGTTGAAGTCTGTATCTATGTGTTGGTCACAATAGTGACAGTATTGAATACTCATTGTAATTCCCTTATTCTTGCTGGAATAACAATTAATTTATTACACTCGTCACAGCATGTTCCTTTATTTACTGGTCTTGCGTTGTTCCCGTATCCAACATGTGTTTCTTTACATATTGAACACTTGTAACTCATTAAGTTGTCGAAATCGTGTTCTCCTTCAAAGGTTGTCATTATTCCCACACTCCTCTGTAACCAATATGAAACATTTGTCGGTTGAATCTTATCGGTTTTTGAGTCAACTGGTATTGTTCGTTTAATTCCTTAATAGATTTCATTCTCTTAACCCCAACACCCATTCTAACATTGCTCTTCTAGTTCTTAAAGCAGAAATCCTATAAGGATTATAATCTTCGTAGTCTTCTTCGAGTTTTGCTCTTTCGATTTTTAATCCTTCAATTACTGCTTCCAACATTTCTTCTATTTCGTATTTACTTCTCATTGTGTCACCTCCGAGAAAGCTTGGTAATAAGCTTCCTCAAGTGTTAATACGTCGTACTCGATACCTAAGTTTTTGAGTAATCTTTCGATTGCTTTTAGGTATGAGTTTTTTCTTAACGTTCTGTCTTCGTCTTTAGGAGTTGTTAGTCCTAATTCTTTTGCTGTTTTTATGATTGCGATTAATGTATCCGTTTTCATTTTCTTACCTCGTTTAATAAGTGTCCATATTCTTCAAAATCTATTTCCGCAAGGCATTCATAATAACATTTCTTACAGATAGGTCTTTCTTCACATTCCCCTGCTCCTGTGTCTCTTGTTAGTTTTCCACAATCTTCGCAGGTGTAACATCCACTTCTTTTTTTAAATAATGATGGATTATTCATTGTGTCACCTCGTTTACTGCCCAGGCAATGATTGCGCCTGGATTTTCGTTGTGTAATTCTTCCAAAGTTATGTATTTATTCATTTATAACACCTCCTCTATTCTTTTTGTTTTTTCATTGTATTCAGGATGACTAGTGAAATAATCTTCTAATACCATCCACAATGCTTCATCATCTGCCATTATTCTTTTTACGAATTGATTGAATGTTTCAGTTCTTATTTTGATTTCTTCTGTTACTTCTTCTACGTCTGTGTCTATCCAAGGACAACCAACGTTTCCTTCTGAGTCTTTGAACCATGCTCCGTCACTTCCGTCCCAGTCTATTTCTATAATGCTTCCTGCTGGTATTGTGTAGTTGTCATTGATTTTGTTGTCTTTTTTTGTTTTGTATGTTTTCCATGTCATTTTTTGCACCTCTGCGTTGTTTTTCATAATATAAGATTGGTATATACCTTTATAAAACTTTCTATTTTTAAGCCTTTTTTAGCCTATTTTAAGCCATTTTTACGTAAAAATGATACTTTTTCACGTAAAACTATTAATATAATATACTAAAATATAGTCCAATTACTTTATTTCAATATTGAAAATAAATATTATAATATATATATTACATAATATATTTTATAAAATAATAAAATATTAAAAGAGCATAATTATAAAAATAGTATGGTGTGTATAAAAACAAAAATATCAGATTCTCGGGCAAGACTTATGTTTTCATATACGCACCTCGTTTATCAATTCTTTAAGTCTTGCCCATTTATTAAATACACAGAGGTGCAGTTTTGAATAAACAATTTGAACACTTAACAAATATAGAAAAAATAAGCCCTTCGCCATTTAAAATATGCAGGAACAGATTACAAGAAACTAAATGGGTACCACATTATAAAGTTCCATTAAACGAAAAAAATACTCCTTGTGACCATAGAACTGTATTAAGTAACGAAGTTATATTTGAATTAGATGCAAGAGCATGGGGTCAGAATAAAAAAATAGCTCTTATAATACTAGGTGCCCTAGAAGAACTTGAAATTCCGTACTATATGTACGCTACAGGAGGTAAAGGAGTCCATATAAGCATATATTTTAATAAATTAGTATTAACTAAAGAACAAACTGAAACATTCAATACTGCGCTACGTTACGGCTTTACATGGAAGCATATACGATTATGGTTATTATATGATATAATATCTTATGCAGGATTAAGCGCAAGTACCGCAGGTAAAGGCGCAGGATTTATTATAGATACTGCGCCTATTTCATTTAATGAATTATATGACGGAACTCACTTAATACGTTCATGTGGAGGTAGACATCAAGTATATAATAAAGAAGCAATGGATACAGAAACACATTACAAAACATTTATTACTAAAGATGACTTAAAATCGCGAAAACCTAGAGTAACAAACCTTGAACACGTAAATTATCCTAGCGAACTAGAAACATTTGATATTAATACTGAACTATTATTTAATTATATTGAATCTTTTATTAATAAAGCAATAGAGAATAAACAACAAAAATATGATGATATTAAATTAGATGGAGGTTTTATGGGTTTAGCGTGTATTCAAACATTACTAGATGGAACTAGTGAAGGGCAAAGAAGCATGGGCGCACAAATGATTTCATCGGCATTAATACTAGATGATACACCTAAACCGTTAGAAATATTAAAAGATTATACTAATAATTGTAAACAAACAGGTGATTCATTTACGCTTAGCGAAGCAACAAATTGGTATACATGGTTACAAAACCAGCCTTCTAATTTCTTTAATCATAAAATAATGGAAGAAATGGGATGGTGTGATGGTACTTGTGAATATACAAAAATACTAAAAAAAGACGCTATTAAAGTACTAGAAAACTCTAAGTTGCTAGAACGAATAAATAAATATATTGGAATAACAGTAGCTGGAGAAGAAAAAACTAGAGTATTATTATTTTTATTATTATTAAGCTCAAAATTTGATGTAAAAGGCAAAAATAAAGGTATTGGGTCATGCTCGCCTCAGAGTATTATACTAAGTAGCAGTAGTAGTAGTGGTAAATCATGGGTAACTAAACAAATACTTAAATTATTTGGTGAAGATAGCCAAGTATATAGTAGAATGACAGCTAGTGTACTTAATTATTTCCAAGATGTTGATATGACCGGTAAAATCTTGTTTATTGAAGAATTACAAAGTTTAGACTCATCAAGTAATCAATTACGATTATGGATAAGCGAAGGAACACTTAAATTAGCAAGTGTTGAAAAAGAAAAAGATGATGACGGTGTTGAAACTAATAAATTAACAGTTAAAAAGAATATTGGACAACCTGCTTTTATTACAGGTACAGCTGAAGATGAAATTGATGAACAAATGAGTAATAGGTCATGGCTTATAAGTATGGATATAACTACTTCACAAAATGCTAAAGTACTAGATTTTGCGGATAAAGTAGCAAAAGGTTTAATAGTTGATGATTTTATTGAACAACGTATATTACAAGACGCAATAAAAGAATTAAAATCTTATGAAGTTATTATTCCGTTCCTTGATAGACATATATTAAATTTACCAATTGAAGATACACGTGTAAGAAGAGACTATAATAAGCTTAAAACACTTATTTGTTGTAGTGCTTTATTACATCAGTACCAAAGAGAAATTATTACCACGGATACAGGTAAACAGCTCTTAATAGCTGAATTTGATGATTACGAAATAGCAAGATATTACAGTATGGAAATACTAGAAAGTTCATTTGTAGGATTAACTAATCAGCAAATGGAAATACTAAATATTATTAGAGATAGTGCATGGTCACTTAATTTTACTGCGTCTCATATTCAAGTTAAGACAGGTTATAGTCAAAAGAAATGCTATACTATATTAAAACAATTAGAAGAAGTTGGTGCAATTATTGTTGATGGAACACGTGAAATAGGTAAAACAACTACATTTATGATTAATACAGCAAAACGATTTGGGAGTTTAGAATTGCCTAATAAAGATGATTTTATTGAGAAATTAACCTCTGAAAACACTATAATTGATGGCCAACCTATTCCAAAACCACGACTATTTTCTGAAGAAAATGATGAAAATTCTCAGATTTATGACTTTGAAATTGCTAGAAAATTATGGCAAAAATTAGGTGAAAACGAAAATAATAGTCGGAGAAAAATACTAGGTTCACCTAAAAAAATAATCATTAAAGCTTTAGAAACGGGTAATACAGACCATCTACCTCCACAATTCCAATTTGTTATAACCTATTCCAAAAACCTATTCCAAAAGGTATATATACTGTTCGCAAAACGTAAGTCAGATTCGGCCTCCGTTTACAAAACTGATGATAAGCCCGAAAAACTAGGTGAAATGACTAGGTTCACAAAAGAAGATATAATTAAAATATTTAATGAGTCAAATGAGCATTTAATTGACTTAGTTACATTAACTGATATGGGTATTCCAGAAGTCTTAATAAATAATATGAAAGCCGATGGCGATTTATACGAAGCTAAACCTGGGAGGTTTATGTTATTATGAGAAAGACGAAACAGAAAAAGTATATTTGTATGAGTTGTAAAGTGTATTGTGCATACACTGTTAAATCTACTAGGTTATGCCAAAAATGCTATAGTTATTACTACAAAGTAAAAACAAAAGAGTTACAGGAAATGACACCTGATGAACTTATTGCATACATCAATGAATCACAGTCATTAGACAGCGACAGGAATCCAGAAGAGATTCAGTCAGGAGGTGTTTAATATGACAGAAGAAAAAACAGAAATTAGTTGGGACGACGCAGTAAGCGATGGTAAATTCGTAAAATTATTATCGGATGAACCAAAAGAACTCGTTATTAAAGAATGGGTGCTAGAAGCTGTTACGAAAACATTCCAAGGTGTAGAAACAGATGAAATTGAATTCAAAGCAGTAGTAATCATGGAAGACGGCGAAGAATGTGACAAAATAATTACAACTACTAGCAATAGGCTTAAAAAAGGCTTAAGAAAAGTCTTAGAGAGCAAAGACCCAACAATAGATACAGTAAAAATAAGAATAATGAAAGTTGGAGAAGCATTCAACACACAATATTCTGTAAAGGAGATGGCTTAAATGCCATCTTCTTTTTTACATGATATGTTCTTGAAACAAACAAATCTTCAAGAAAAACTGGGAAATGATGTAAATAGTCAAGCATTTATTAATGAAATGATACTATGCACTGTTGATGAATTAATGGAAGCATTACGAGAAACACCATGGAAGAGTTGGAAAAAAAATCAAGAATTACACACAGAAAAATTCAAAGAAGAGATTATTGATATATGGCATTTTATTATTAATCTATCACTAGCAAGTGGTATGGGACCACAAGAAGTTTATGATAGATTTATTAATAAAAACAAAATCAATATTAAAAGACAGGAGGATAATTACTAAAATGAAATACGATTTTTATTTAGCAAGTGGTTGGTTTAGTCCAGACCAAGAAGCAGGCAGACAAACAATTTTAGATATAGCTAATGAGTTAGGTCTAACATATTTTAGTCCAAAGGATGAAATTGTTTGTGCTCCAGGCGCTACGATAGAGCAACAAGAAAAAGTATTTAGTGGTAATATTGATGCAATAAAAAATTCAAGATTTGTTGTTGTCAACACAGCCGGCAAAGACATGGGTACTATATTTGAAGCAGGGGCGTCTTATGTATTAAATAAACCTATTATTTATTTGTGTCTAGGGCTAAAAGGTAATTTTAATTTAATGCTTAGTAGAAGTGGTGCAGCAGTAGCAACAACTAAAGATGAATTAAGAGAACACTTATCTAGAATACAAAATGAACCGTATTACCGAAAAGAATATATAGGTAACATAGAATGAACAAAGCAATACTTGATGAAATGTATAGTCTAAAAAATATAATTAGATATAACAATTTACCAAGAATAAAAGACGAGAGCGTAGCAGAACATAGCTACTTTGTCGCTCTTATTGTTACCGAATTATACAAAGAATACCGTTTTGATTTAGGTAAAGCATTACTAACAGCTATTGTTCATGATATTGCAGAAATATGGATTAGTGATATTCCGCGAAATATTAAAAACAATCATCACGAACTAGAATTATTAATGGATAAAATAGAATTAAATATTGTTAAAGAAAAATATCCTGAGCATTTGTCTCTTATTAAAGACTTTAATTACAAAAGAACAATTGAAGGATTAATTGTAAAACTCGCAGATTGTTATAGTGTATTACAATACGCAGAACAAGAAGTAAAACTAGGTAGTACATTTTATATGCCAGATGTAATAAAACAGGCTAAAAAATATATTAAAATACTAGAAAAAACTTTGAGAGTGTGCAAAAGATGAAACCAATACTATTAATAATTGATGGAATGGATAGAACCGGTAAGACGTCAGTAATAAAAGAAATTAATAAACAAACTAATTACGCGCCTCTTATTATAGATAGAGGCCCAATTGGGTATAAAGCATATAGCGAATTATTTAATAAAGATAATAAACCAGAAGATTATGATATGCTTGAAACAAGTTTATTACATGTTAATCACTTATGTGTTTATTTATTTGCTGATGAAAATATAATATACAATAGATGTATTGATACTAATGAACCACTTATTTATAAAGGTATTAGAGAAAACTTAAGGCTATACAAAAAATACTATGACAAATCTATTTTAAACAAAATAATACTAGATAGTGGTAAGTATACAACGAAAGAAATAGTAAAAATAATATTAAACGAGGTAGAAAAAAATGGTAATAAAAATAAATGCAACTTTTAAAACAAAAGGCAATAAAGAAGAAGCACAACCTTTAACACCTAGCGTGTTTATAACAGATAATGATGGAACATTACATGTTCATAATTTGGAAGCAGGATTAGAAGTCTTAAAAGATATGATATGGAGAGATTGTTATGCTAAAAGAACTGAACCAAAAAAAGTTACGTACAGATATAATATAGAAGAAGTTAAAGAACGAAAAAAACTAGGATACCCGGAGTTGAAACCATGAAAGATTTCCCAGAAGCAATAAGATTTAATGAAAAACCAACAACTAAGTATTATAATAGTAAAAATAATATTAAAGTTACAATGTTACAATCTCCACCAAAAGATTTTAGAGATACGTGTTGCGAAATGATTATGAGTACATGGAAAGATGATGCTAACCAAGAAACATTATATAATGAAGAAATTATTAATGATTTATTTAGTTTTAAAGTGTTACCTAATTCAATGGAAGCCTTTAATTTTACTTTTAAAATTGAAGGTTTAACTCATATTGAGTCAACACATATGTTAAGACACCGAACTTTTAAAGGTATTCATTACCAATGCAGTGGAGACCGATTCTTAACTCATGATAGTGTATTTATACCAAGCAGTATAGAAAACTCAGAATTTAATGATAGATATAGAAAAATAACAGAGGACACTAAACAATTATATCAAGATATGGTTGATAGTAAAAAAATAAGTTTAATGGATGCACGATACATATTAAATCGTAATCATAGATACTTTGCATACTTTACCATGAATATAAAAGAAGTACTAGCATTTATTAACCAAAGAAAATGTACAATGATACAACCCGAATTAGATAATGTTATTGCTAAACAAATATACGAGTTGGTAATAAAAGAAATTCCTGAGTTATCAAAAGTACTAACGTTGAAATGTGGGCCAAAGTGCCATTTTATAATTAGTAAACCTGAAAGGAACACAAGATTATATAAGCCAGATAAGACACATGCTAAATACATGACTGATGACCATGGTTCAATATATAATAATACAAGACTTGAAATGGGGTGTGAATACGATGAACAAGATAGAGATTGAAATACCGCATGTAAGTGATGATTATTTCGAGAAAAAAAATGTTAGTTTTACATTTACTAATCAAGATAAACCATTAGGTGACTTGTTTACTAATACACACGATGTTCTATATTATGATAGGTTAAGAGCTGAACTTAACCATTTATTTTATAGATACGAAATCGGGCTACTTGGCAATAGACAAATTATTTTAGTTAGTGATGAATGTATTAGTATGATACACATACTACCATCACCAGAACTAACTATTGTTAATGTATACCAGCGAAGTTGTAATTACAAAACTTCGTTCAAAGAAGATATAGGTTTTATAATAGATTATTTTATGCAACAACATCAAAATGTAGAAATAAATTATAAAATAGGGAGTCTACATTATTATAAAAAATGATACCTAAAAACGTACTAGTATTTGATATTGAAACAGACGGATTAGATACAAGTAAATGTAATATGAAATCGTTTCATGCGTATTCTTACAAGACCAAAGAATACTATAACTTATTCGAAGAAGATATACAACAAATTAAAGAAATATTAATTGACCACCACGCATTTGTAACATTTAATGGTGACCAATTCGATATACCTATACTAGAACGTATTCTTGGTTTAAAACTAAGATATAATAGGTCACTTGATTTATTAAAGCTTATTAGAAAAAGAGAATCCTTGATAAGATATAAAGGGTTTAAATCAAAGTCTTTAGCAAATGTTTGTAAAGTATTAGGATTAGAAGAACTTAAACAAGAAGGATTCGATTATACAATACTACAACAAGATAGTTTCACACAAGAAGAAAAAGCGTTAATAATTAAGTATGGTAAACAAGATATTAAAACAACAAAATCCTTATTTGAATACTTGTATAAATATTTCTATTTTTATAAAGACCATATTAGTAAAAAAGATAATGATAACTGGGCATGGTTAATGACAAGCCCTGGAACTTATGCGTATAAAGCAGTATGCCATTTATCTGGTATTAAAGAAGAATGGCCAAGTGACGCAGAAACAGAAGCTAATAAACAGACTAGTCTAACTTTCCCAGGAGGATATGTTAGTAAACCAAGCAGTAAACTAGAAAGAGGCAAAATATATTGTCTTGATTTCAATAGCGCGTATCCTCACGCTTATATGATGATGAATTTATTCGGGTACGATTGTACTTGTTGTACACCAGAAGAAAAATTTACTGGTACCGATATATATAAATTAAACGGTGCTTATTGTACAAAAAAACTAAATCCAATAAGTGAAACTATTAAAAAATTATATCATACACGATTAAAATATAAAAAGAACAAGGACCCAAGAGAAGTAGCACTAAAAATAATTTTAAATACATTATACGGTATTTGTGGTAATCCAACTTTTAAAAACGTATTCAATCTTAATACAGCTAAGGATTGCACATTATTCGTTAGAGAAACATTAAAGTACGCAAGAAATGAATTTGATAAAATGGGTTACAGAATTATTTATAGTGATACTGACAGTATATATTTAGCAGATGATTTCAATGACGAAAAACGATTAATGAAAGTTAAAGATAAAATTATTAAAAAAATAAATGAGGATACACCTTTCCCACAAAGTACTTATGACCTTGGTATCGATGACAGAATTAAGTTCATGTTTTTTCCTGGAGAAAAAAAGAAATCATATTTGTATTTAAATAATGAGAACAAAGTAGTAATAAAAGGTTTACCATTAATTAAAAATAATGCTAGTCATTTAAGCATGGTAATATTCAAGAAATACATTGAACCTATTATTATTAAAGACCACGAAGTATTATTTAATAGTAAACAATTATATTCATGGATAAAAACAGAACTAGAAAATGATATAACACTCGCAGGAATAGAATGGAAAGTAGATAAACCGTCGTCTTATAAAAATAAAACACAAATACAGTATCAAATAGCAGAAGAATATGGAAAAGGAATACACTTGCTTATACCAAATATAAGAGGAATAGGTATAGGTAAAGCCAAGAGTTATTGTACTATTGATGAATTCAAAAAATATAATATTAAATGGAATGAAATAGACTTAGAAAAAACGTATAGTGAATTACAAATCTTTACAGAAGGAACACTAAAACAAATAGCAATAAAAATAAAAAGTAAAAATGGTAAGAAGTTAATGATACCTAATACTCTTGGAGATTGGATACAATGATAATACTACAAGACACAAGGGAACAAAAACCATATTGGAGGAATAAAAAAAATGAAATCGAAACAAAAACGCTCAAAACAGGCGACTATTCAATTAAAGGTATGGAAACACGAATTGCTATCGAAAGAAAAAGTATGGCGGACTTATTTGGTACTCTCGGAAAAGGACACAAAAGATTTAAACGCGAAATCTCTAGAGGTTTGGAAATGGACTATTTTGGAATTTATATCGAAGGTACTGAAGAGAAAATTAGAAATAAGGATTTCCCTGGTAGCTATTACAGTAAGATGCGAGGATTTATTATACTTAAAATCCTTAAGACCATTGAGACTCGCTACGGAGTTGATGTCGTATACTGTGATAACAGAAACGGGTGCAAAAAAGCAATCAAAAAAAAATTTAAAGATTTCATAGAGGAACACAATGATAAAATCTAGAATAGGAATATTAGATAAAATAAGACCACGAGTAACTAAAAAAGGTCAAAAAGTTTTGACTGTGTGGATACAAGGGATAGATTACACTTGTTGGGAATGCCGTGATTATACAATGTGGATGAACAAACAAGTTAAAGTAATATACAAAGAAGCACCGTACGGTGATAACATATTATATATTGGAGAACCAAATAAAATAATACCATTAGAGGTAATGATAAAATGACAATAAAACAATTATTTGAACAATGTAATGATATAGCACAAAATAGTGATTGCAAACGCGGTAAAGTAGGCGCTATACTCATACGAAAAAACAATAGTATTATAGGAACAGGCTATAATACTATTCCAAATAAAACACCTTGTACTAATACTAATTGTGATATGAGTAAACGTTGTAAACAAACCGTTCATGCTGAAATCGCTGCTTTATTAAATATTAATTCGCGCAAAGACTTATACGCAATAATATTATCATTATCACCGTGTTTAACATGCGCTAAAATAATAGTATACGCTGGAATACAAAAAGTTTATTATGACAAAAAATATTCAAATCCGGATGGAATAAATTATTTAAAAAATAACGGAATAAAAATAATACAAAAGGAGGAATTAAAATGAAAAGAAAAACAATACTATACGCAATAACATTATTACTTTTTATAATATTTGCGGTGATAGTAATGGCAGCACCAAAAGTAGTACCAACAGATAAAGGATGGAGTTTTCCAAGTAGTCAAACATGTGTTAATCAAGAACCAATAAAACACTTAAGGTGTGATTTTGATGTTTGTTATAGTAAAGAAAGAATAATATATTACGCTTTATGGGATGAAGTAGTAATAACTACAAAGACAGAACAGTATCTTCTCACTAACGAATTATTAAGTGATTGGATATGGAGGTATTATAATGAGTGATAAAGAATTAACACTAGAAGACTTCTTAGCAAAATTACAACACAGAGCTGAAGCAGTTAATCTTCACGGGAAAATGTTGTATGGCGATGATGAAGCATATAAAGCAATGGAACAATTAAGAGCATTAGTAGATGACGGATTAAGATGGAGAGGAACAAGTATGAAACCAGTATTTTATGAAACAGAGAAAGGAAGACTGTACTGGACTTACAGGGTAGGAAGTGATGAAGAATGAATTTTTGCAAAGAATGCCACGAAACCCCTTGTATGTGCGGTGAAGAAATACCAAGAATGACTGCGGGATGCACAATGTGTGGGAATAGTTTTGAAGGAAACCCCTTTAAAGAAAATATTTGTCCAAGATGTGTTCACGAAAAAGTATTAAAAATACCTTATCCCGTTAATAAAGACGACCCTATAAGATGGGACTTCAGCCAAAAAGAAATAGAAAGGATGATGTATTTATTGGAAGCGATAGATAATTATTTGTATAGATATCATGAAGACCAATTAGTAGGGTTTGTAAGACAACTAAAGGATGATTGGCAAAGAAAAATAGACTGGAACATAGAACGAGGAAACTGGAAATGACCAGTGACGGGCACTTCAGAAACATAAAAGGATACTATCATTGCGAAACCTGTGATATGGACATAAAATGTTGGAGAACACACAAAAAAAGTAAAAGACACCAAAATAATGGAATAGAACAAAGAGGAGGATGGCACATGAACACAAAAAAACCAGTAAGGTATTATAACAAAACAAAACTAGTATGCTTAAGTAACAAAGTAGTAATAGTTAATAACGATAATTTACAAACGTTTAAAGGATTCATGACTGCGGAATGGGATAAAGGAGAAACAATATTATTAAGTACAGGGAATAAAGCAGTAATGATGTATTTGAATGAAGAAAGAACTATTAAAAAGCATGAAACTATGGGTTTGGTTGATACTTTGTTATTGTATCGTAATAGGAAAACTTTATATAATAGTTAATATGCATAATATAATATATATATTGTAATATATATATTGTATATTAATAATATTTAAAAACACATAATACAAAATATATAATAGAAAATATACATTCAAGATGACAAACAAAAACACTAACAAAAAAGGAAAAGAACCATACCCAGGAGCAACAAAAAACTTAATACCAATAAAAAAAGGACAAACAGACATACCAAGAAAAGGAGGACAAAGCAAAAGTCCAGCAAAACAATTAGCCTCCAGAATAAACGGAATACTAGGAAACAAAAAACTAGACCCGACACAAACTTACATATTACAATTAATGAAAGATAAGAACTATTTAGCATTAGCTAACGAGTTCATAACACTAAACAGCACAGAAGGCTACAAAGACCCGGAAAGAAGAGACAAAGTAATAGCACAATTACAAGCATACATGCCAAAAACCAATCTTAATTATAACGTAAACGATAACCAAGGAGCAATAGACATAATATTCAATATACTAAATAATAACCCAAAATGGAAAGATAGCATACCAGTAATAAGTGAAGCACTAAAAGAGAGGACAAAACAATAATGAATCCATTCACGCACAAAATAATGTGTAAGTGTGACGAACAAAAAGGAATACACAGTAATACAAGAGGCGTATACCGAGCGTACATGTGCAAGAGCAAAATAATACTCAAATGTAAGACCTGCAACAAAAAACAAGAATACAGTATCGGAGGCGTAATAATACATGAAAACAAACCTAGAAACTATGATGAGGGAGAGTGATGACGTAATGGGAAAACTAAAAGATGACATTATAGAAGAATGGCGAGTAGCCGAAGAAATAAAAGAAGCAGGAGTAAGCAGGGAAGTATTCATTAAAGCAATGAAACAAGAAATACCAAGGTTAAGACAACCAGACCTTATAGTCAATGAAGAAACATTCTTAAGAGTGTATTATGACAAAACACCTTTTTGGTGTAGAGGAGGACAACAAAAATGACAGAAGAAATAAAACCAATAAGGAAAATAACGTTTGATGAAAGAAGAAAAGAATTAATAACAACAGTAACAATAGATAGTATGAAAGCACCAAACGGAGAAAGCAGTCCAGACTTCGGAAGTAATAAGAACGTGCAAGTACTAAAAGAAAAAGGTATTAAAGTATTATATAAGGACTTGAACGAACAAAAAAATAATTTTCAAAGACAACATAAACAAATAGAACAACAATTGTCACAATTAGGAGAAGTAGAAGTTGATGAAGAGTTCTTGGCAAAAATGCGTGCTGCTAAAGAAATGGACCAGAAACAACAATTAGAAGACGCAAAAAAGAATGCTGAACAAATGATAGAAGACATTAATAAACAATTAAGAGAAGTTAAAGAAGCAGTGAAGGAACATATTAAGTTATGAACGAAGAACAGTTTAAGCAATGGCGCTTGAACGAATTAACTGCCGAGTGCACTTACGATAATTATTTAGCGTTTCGGCAGGAGTTCATAGCTCCTCACATGAATCTTCCTTTTGTTGAAGAAGATTATAATAGGGAGATGTGGGATGAGTACTGGACGCATGGTGAGTGCGTTCAAGAAATTAGTAGAGGACATGGTAAGACTGAAGACGGAATACACATGAGAATGTATCTTGGTCTTTGCCAACCTTTTAATCCTCGTTATGAAGAAGCACTTGGTAAACCACACCGAATGAATGAGTTCTTATTAATGAGTAGTGACAGTACTGCAGTTAGTGAAGTAAGAGATAGATTAGTAAGTTATTTCTTAGCTGATGATACACTAGCAAAATTATTACCTGGAGGAACAAGTAAGAAAGATTCTAATAGCAGATTTAATACAAGCAAGATTAATTTAAATAATGGAACAATATATCATTTCAGGCCATTAAAGACTAAGAGGGGATTGCACGTTGATGATATATGGTTGGACGACCCTACAACAGAATCTTCAACACTTACTGATAAACAAACAATAGACTTTCTTTATGGTGCGATTATGCCAATGGGAACGGCGAAACAAGCATACTTAACAGTTACGGGAACACCAATAAGAATGACCGACGTATTAAACGTTATGGCTAAGAGTGGAGCATATTTTCATAGGAAAAGACCAGCTTATAATGATGAAGGAAAAATATTAAGTAAAAGATTCACTAAAGAAATGCTTAGTAAGATTAAACAAAAAATTGGTAGTATGAAGTTTTCTGCTGAGTACTTACTTAATCCTATTGATGACGGTATAAGTCTTATTAAGAAGACATGGATTGATTCTTGTAAACGTGATAGTATTGGTTTTCAGAAACATCGTGGAGGATTCGATACTGTAGTGGTAGGTGTAGATTTTAGTTTTGGTGATACTGAATACTCACGTGGTGGAGGAGATTATTTTGTTGCAGTGGTTATTGGTCTTAATGGTGATAAGAAACAAGTACTGAATATTTATCGACGTAAAGACTTATCTACTGTTGAACAATTAGCTTATATTAAAGAATTACACGCGGTTTATAAATTTGATAAGATAGCACTAGAGTTTAATAGTATAAGAGCACTCGCTGGTAGTTTAAGGGATTTGAATCTTCCACTAAAACTTTATAATACAGGTAATGTTGACGAAAAGGATAAAAAGAATCCTGACTTCAGTCGTGTTATTAGTGTTAGTAAGAGGAACTTAATTATTCGTCAAGGAACTCATTTAGAGAATGAAATGGTATTATTACCTTATAGGGATGAAGCAACGAAAGAAATGATAGACTTGTATAGTGAGGAAGCAACGTCTTGGGCTTTGGAAGAAGATAAAGTTATAGAATTAGGTAGACATCCTGACATTCCTATCGCTTTAGGTTATGCTTTGGAATGTGTTGATGAGTCAATGTTCATAATACAATGGTGAAATAATAATGTGCGAAAAACATAATGTACCAAGAAGTGATTGTTTAGATTGCTTAAACGAATGCTACGAGGACGAAGAATGAAAACTTGTCAAGACTATCATCACAAATGTAATGCTGATTGTTGCAGACTATTCGTATTAGACGATGTAAACAAAAGTGTTTATAAGTTTAAAACAAATAATAAAGACATACAAAAATATTATCGTTTAAGAGGAGCAAGAATTGTTCGTGACACAATAATCATTAATATTAAGGATTACAGGATAGTTAAAGAAAATAATAAGTTATTAATGTATAGGGATTGTGATTGGTTAGATAATGATACATTATTATGTAAGCATCACGATATTAAACCATTGATTTGTCGAGAGCTTAATTGGGATACTAAGGACTTAAAGAAGTTTTATTTAACTCCTAATTGTATGTTTAATGAAAAAAAATAATTACATTTATAAAGATATAAGACAAATATACTTTGTTATCACCCACATCACTCTCATGCAATTAAAGAAATACCTACCAAAAAAGGTTACTGTAATAGAAGTACCTATAAACGAACACGCAGATAATGCTAAAGCAGTAACAGACCTTATTAAGAGACTAGAATTGGGTGAGCACAAAGACTTTTTAGTATTAAGCAATGATAAAATAAAAACAATGAGAGTAAGAACAAAATGGTTTTAGGAACAAATGATGAAATAGCATTAAGAGTATCCCTTAAAGGAGGGCCAGGAAGTGGGCCAAAAAAAGGACAACGTAAGAAACCAAAATATGGCCCAGACCATAGATATTACGCACCTCCGGGTAAAGTTAGTTTTGATTTAGTTAATGATATGCTAAGTTCAGGAAAATTATCAAAACAACAAGCTCAGCAATTATTATCTGGCGGAAACGTATACCATAAACCGAAGGCAAAGAAATAAAATGGTTCTAATAAGTACAACAGACTACGAAATACCGACAGACGGACAATTAATTATTGACAGAAAGAAAGACCCAGGACAACCAAAAGCGTACATTCCAGAATATCTTTACAAACCACCTTATGGATTCCCAAGAAAGAGTGACTTAAGAACAATAAGGAAACTAGCCGCAACACCGTACGTTCACTTAATAGTAAGAACACTAGCACAACAAGTAGGAACGACCAAATGGGAAATAAGAGTAAAAGAAGAATTTCAAGAAGACGGAACAGACTATAGTCAAGACATTAACGAAATAACGAAATTCTTCAAGAACCCAAACGATAACGATGATAGTTGGGAAGACTTATTAGTAGGATGGGCAACAGACATATTAGAATTAGATAGTGGAGTAGGAGTAAAAGTCTTTAATAAAATGGGAGACATGGTACAAGTAGTAGCAAGGGATGGAGCAACATTCCTAAAAAATCCAAGCGTTTACGGAATGATGAGTGACCGAGCAGATATTATACCACCACTAGGATTCGATACAGAATACGCAAAACCAAGCGTTACAAACCCATTCGTAGCAGGAGAAGAAATAAACGTAGAAAGAGAAAAATTTTTACGAGGATTCTATGACGCAAACCTAAAACAAAAAGCTGCATACTTCCAATACGGATGGACAGCAGGAAGAATGCCAATACCCTTCGGAAGAAGAGAAATAGTATGGTTCAGTAGTAATAAAAGAACAGACACAATATACGGACGCTCACCAGTAGAAGTCCTCGGAGATACACTGTTCACGTTGTTATACGGCAACAGTTTCTCCTTGGACATGTTCATTAATAATAATATACCAGCAGGAATAGTGCAAATAATTGGAGCTAACAATCAAGACATAGAAGCTTTTAAACACAGGTTCGAAGATAAGTTTATTCAAAAGGACGTTTTTAGTAATAAGAAGAAACAATGGTGGAATGCTCCAACGGTTAATCAAGAAGTTAAATGGACACCTTTTAATTTATCAAGTAATGAAATGCAAGTATTAGAGAGTCAACAATGGTACCTGAAAATAGCAGCTTCTTGCTTTGGTCTTACACCTAGTGAATTAGGATTTACTGAAGACTCTAATAAAGCAGTGGATATTAATCAAGGAACAGTATTTAAAAGAAAAGCTTTACAACCTTTACTTCGTTTAATAGAACAAAGAATTAATACGCAAATAATGCCAGAGTTCAGGGTTGAAGCTTTAGAGTTCAAGTTTGATGATTACGACCATGACGAAGACAAGAAAAAACACGATATACTAGACCAAGAAATCCGTATGGGTGTTAAAACTCCTGAAATGGTTGCTCAAGAATTAGGTATTAATGTTGAAGAATTAAAGGCGGGAAAAGAGGAAGAGCGAGCTCAAAGAATGGAAGAACAGGGTGTGTTTAGTGACTTCGGGGGTGATGCCGAGGGTAACCAACCCAATGGGCAAAAATCTCTACAAGGACCTTTATTAAAGTGGAAGTATATTAGAAGGACTGGTGGTCCTGGTAATTACACTTATTGGTATAGAAATCCTAAAACAGGTAAGTTAGTTGCAGGAGACAAACCAAAAGAAGAATCTAACAGTACAGATTTAGAAAAACTAAATTCTATAGAACAAGACTTAAAGAATGACGATAAAGAAATTAACAAAATATGGGAAAGAGTAGAAAAAAAAGAAATAACACAAGACGAAGCGATTAAGTTATTAAAACCTTACAGGGACGCTCACGCAGGAAGAGTAAAACAAATAATTAATATGAGTATACCAGTAAAAAATGTTAAGTTCGGTAATGGAGATACAGGAGTAGTTAGGGAAGCACAAAAAGGTAATGGTGGACATATTGAAATGATGAGTCCAGACGATTTCTTAAAATTAACTAATGTTAAAGATGATGACGATGCGGCAGTGTTTGGTAATGAAAGAAGTTTAATAAAAATAATTAAAGGAGTTAGTTCTGGTAATGAGTTCCAACCAGGATTTTTAGATTATTCAAAAGGTAAAATAACAGACCATGAAGGAAGACATAGGGCGTTAGCAGCTAAAGTTATGGGTATTAAAAAAATTCCTGTTGGTATAATAGGTATTGACCACGGAAGTTTTGACGTAAACAAAACTAAACACCAAGATATTAATTATAAAAACACTAATAATCCTTTGTTTAACAAAGAAGAAGAACTAAGCAAAGCAGTAAACAATTTCTTGGAAGAACAATACAAAGAACTAGAATCACTAATTAAACAATTGCCTAAAGACCAATTAAGTAATTTAAACAAGAAGTCATTAATTACAGAAATAATTGATAAAGCAATGAAACTATTTAATCCAAAAGGATTAGTATTAAGTATTAGTAAAGTAATTAAAGAATCTTATATTGAAGGTAATGACGTTATAGAAAAACAATTCGATAGGAACGTACTACCTAATAATGAAATACTGTTAGCGCTAGAAAAAATGACTTTTGATAATATTCAAGGAGCAACTGATGATTTCAAGAATAAACTCAGGGGCATACTACAGCGTGGAGTATTAAATGATAGAGGTGTTAAAGAAATCAGTGCCGAACTTCGTGAACAATTAGACTTAACAAGGAATAGAGCAGACGTTATTGCTCGTACTGAAGTTAATGCAGCATTTAATGAAGGTAGTTTGCAAGGAGCTAAAAGTATTGGTTTACCCTTAGATAAGATTTGGGATAGTCAATTAGACGCTCGTACAAGCCCAGTATGCAATAGTTTAGACGGGACTAGGGTTAGTATAGATAAACCGTTTAAGTACAAAGGAGACAGCTTTATGAGGCCTCCAGCGCATCCTAATTGCAGGAGTAGAATAAGATATATATTAAAGAACGAGGAGGATAAACAATGATATTAGAAGTAGAAATGGACGTATTCAAACTATTAACAGCAGGAGGAACAAGCCCAGTATACATGCTAGACGGATACGAAAAAATAACAGTATACACAGCAAAACCACCAATGATAATAAAAAGCACGTACGTAGTGCCAATTGATGAAGAAACAGGAGTTCCAGGAACAGAAGACTTACAAATGTGGAAGACAGACTTCTTCACAGACGCAATACCAATACTTAGTGCTAAAGAAGAACACAGTGTTAAAATGAAGATTACGAGTGAATAATGGCGTTACCAAAGAGTAGAGAGGATAGAGAACAAAGAAAGTTCGTAGAGAACACTGACGGTGACGTTGCTGTAAGAGTGCTTAATTTTGGTGACTTAATACCTGACAGTTATGATTATATAGCATTAACTTATGTTGCTGCAGGTAATGGTGCTGGACAAATAGAAACAGTAACTTATAAGACAGGAGGGGCTAGTGGAACGACTATTGCCGTACTTACGTTAGCGTATAACGGCGATAATAATTTGTCCTCAGTTACTAAAGCATAATGGTATCTTACACTTTTAATCCTTTCACTGGTAAACTTGATGCTTTAAGTATTGAGGATTTAAGTCCTTACGTTCCTTATACTGGAGCAACTGCTGATATTGACTTAGGTAATTATGCTTATACACAAAATCAAGCAACTAGTAATGTTAATTATTTTGGTTTGTCTAATATTCGTGGAATGAGAGTAACTAATGCTATAGATGCCGGTACTGGCGGTTATTTCTTTTTTAGTGCTACAGATAATGTTGGAACTATGAAGTTTGACCCTAAAGATTACGCTACTAATGTTGAATTGCGTTTTGACGGAGAATTTAATCGTATTGAAATTGATAATCCTATTTTAATTGATGCCAGTGGTAGTGGTAGTAGTGACCCTGACATTCAGATTCAGAACGGTACTGACATTACTAGCATGACTTCTTCACAAATAACCACTACTGACGGCAGTGTTGCTACTTTAATTACTGCAGCGACTATTGAGGGTTCTCCTACTATTATTCAAGACCAGAACGAACAAGACACTAACGTTTTAGAAGTTATAGATGGTAGTGTCAGTGCTACTCCTTCAGGAACTGCCTCGTGTTTATACGATAATGCTTTTCCAGGAGACTATGATGATTTCTGGACTGGTAACGGAACTTCTTGGTTGACTGACTTATCCGCTGGTGATTTAATAAGTATTAATGGTGAGTCGTGGACTGTTAAGACTGTTTCTTCAGATACTCAAATGTATACTGTTAAGAGTCCTCAATTATATCTTCCTTTTGGAGGCCCTACTTATGGACCTTACAGCATTACTGTTGACGGAGCCATCGGTTTATTGATTAATAGCGATGGTAAGTTCGAGTCTGATTTATTGCCTGAAGCAGATTCTAATTTTGGTCTTGGCAGTACTAGTTTGCGTTGGATTAATACATGGACTGACAATCTTAATGGTAGTGACGTAACTACTTTATTGAGCGAAGTTAGTGATGCTTATGCTCACATAACAGCAGACGGTAGCAGTCACACTTTCATCAATCAATCAGTTACTACTACTGCAGACCCAACATTTAATGACTTAACATTAACTACTAATTTAACAACTCCACAAATAACTTCTACAGGGGGTGCGGGAAGTACTTTTACTCCCATAGCTCATTACTTATTTAATGATGACGCAACTGATGAAATAAGTGGTTACGACTTTACGACAGTTTCGGGAGCAACTTATAATACAGGAAAAATTAATAACGCAATATACTTTGACGGTATTGATGATTACGCGCAAATTACTGATGACGGAACTCTTGACTTAAATAGTGATTTCAGTATAAGTTTTTGGATGCGTTCAGCAACTTCAGGAAGTAATGATTCAATGATTGAAAAATGGCAGTCTAGTGGAGCTAGAAATTTCGTTATTTTCCAAGGAAGCTCAGGAGTACTAATTGCACAAGTAAGCGACGGTACTGCAGTAAATATTATAGGAAGCACTGATTTAAGTGATGACGCCTGGCACCACGTAGTATTCGTTAGGGATAGGACTGGTGACAATCAATTAAAATTATACGTTGATAATTCTAGTGACGCAACACCAGTTACTGATGGCCGAGGAACAATAACTAATAACGCAGTCGTTGCCGTAGGTAGAAGAAGCAACGGAACTCAACACTGGCAGGGTTATATTGACGACTTAAGATTTTATGACAAGGCATTATCTACTGAAGAAATATCGGCAATTTATAATTCTGATAGTGGAACAGAAACTAGTACTTTGGGAGGTTTAGGTCCTGGTCCTTTAACTATTACTGACGGAACCGATACGTTAGTTTTTAATCAAGGCGGTTTACAATTCGATTTAAGTCCAGCAATAACCACTCCTGAAGAAGGACTATTATACTGGAATAGTGACGATGGAACACTTAATCTTGGAATGCCTGGAGGCAATGTT